CCGGTTTATTCCGGGGTGCGTTATTTTAACGTGGTATGCTCCACGCATGTATGGTTAATCCACCATACGGAGTGTGTTGGTCTACGTCTGCTGCTCAGCTAACGAATTTCCGGCCTGCACCATATAAGCTATAAAAGCCCACGTGGTCTTAAAGGCCACGCTCTGGTTGTAGGACACAAAACTCGTGTCGCTGAGGGACTTAGCAGCGGCCAAGGTAGGGTACAAGTACATGCTGGTACCAATCACCGCCCCATAGAAGGTCGTACCATCTTTGAGGGTAAACAATGAATTGGAACCACTAGTCGAGTTCCGCAAACTCGTGGCGGCCGTTGTTCCAGTGGCATAAGTCGTTCCAGTGGAATTCAACACCAACTTGAAAACCGTACCGTTAGCGACAGTGGAAAACTCAGTATCCAATGTCACAATCACCTGTGAATTGATGACCTCATTGTTGGTATCCACAAACGTCTTGACATCCGTTGGGCCAGTCGTAACTGGTATAATCGTCGAATGCAGGGTATACATGGGATCGAAGAACGAGAAATCGTAATCGAAAACCAAGAAACCGGCATTGTCGACGACGGCGCTCTGCGTCAAAACAGAAACCTCGCCCTTCAAGTTGTCATTAATGTCTGGGTCCATCAACGGGTTCGTATCACCAGCTGATCCGATACCAGGCAGCCGTAAAGTGTGATTGCACCAAATGGGGCCGAGGATTGTGTCGCTCATGGACAAAGCAGACGACAAAAAGTCGCTGTCATTGTACGCAAGGCTGACATCACCTGCGTCCCGCTTGTAGTACATCAACAACTCGCCGGTCGCACTGGTTGGCTGTCGTGTGATGAAATGGATGGCGCCTCCGTTGAATTTAAACCTACTGTATGAACGCGCATAATTCGCCAGAACCGTGCTTCGCAAATACGAAGGATGGATCGGGAAATACGCGCCCAAATACCAGTTGGTCTGATTGTTCTCAGGAAGCGTCACCACAAACTCCCTACCTCTTACGCGAATAACTCCGCCCGATGCGGAGATACTCGGCCTCATACCACTCATAGTGGTACCAATGGAGGCCGGCATAGAGGTGACCATCATAGATGGATTTCTTACACTCTTCTTTTTCTTTTGTTTTTGCGAGGAGCCACTGGGTTTTTGTTGTTGTTTTTGGGTTTTGTCATATACAACGAGCGCTCTCGAAACAGCCTGCTCCACACTTCGCATAGTGGGAGTGGCACTCTTCTTCTTACTAGGTGGCATACTGAAAGGATACAGATACTTAACAGCCAATGCCAATACTGATCTATAAGATGACTTACCGTAGTTCTCGTCGTAGAATCTATCGTTTGCGGCTAACACCTCCTCTCGAGTTGTTGCGTTGGCGATGCTCACGTCGTGATCTCTGCAAGTTCTGTCTAAATCGTTCACTGGCTCAACTGTTGGTACCTTAACTGACGATTGAAATTTACCGTCAGACCAATAAGCACCACAGAAATTTGTCCGGGGATCTATGTTGTTCGCTTTTTACTTTTCTTATTTTTGCCCCACCAAGCATCCTCTTAAACATGCATTTTTATTTTGTTTTTCTTTATGTAACGGATGTTCTTGGGTACTTCGTTTAACGTCCAGCTCGACACGACCCGCCTAGTTGGCAAACGGGTCAGGGACTACTGCGCTGAAACAGGTCGAAACCTTCTCAAACCCAGCGAACCTATCCTTGATGTCCTCAATCGTCGGGACTCGCAACAAGTCAAACGTTCCGACACGCTCACCGGCCGGCAGCGCTGCATCTAACTCCGAGGCTCGCACGAAAATATCGCGGAAAAACTCGTAGTGTGCAGGGCTGTGAGCCCAATTGAACATGTGGGATATGAGTGCTTGGTTCAAGTCTCTAAACTTCGTCATCTTGAGGTTCTCAACGTGCTTGGTGAAACGACTCGGAAGCCATGTCACCTCGCCCTGCTTATCCTTCCCGAAATTCCAGGAAAAGAACTCGGCGCCATCAATGCTCGCATGCTGCTTGGCATCGTGCACTGTAACGCCCATCGCCTTAAACTTCGCCATGTATGCGTCATGGTCGAAGTCCGCAGGAACGCCTTGAAGCTTGTCATCACCGCCGACCTTTACGCGAAACTCGCGCCTAATCTGGTCAACTGTATACCCCATCTGCAGCTTGGCAATCGTGTCCAGATACAACATGGCTAACGAATTGAAAGCCAACGTCAGAACTGAACCCGACGTCATAATGCATGGTTCGAGCCGCTCAATGATAGTACCATCTGGAAGAACAAAGGGCATGGTAAACTGCCGTAAAGCAGTCGCCATAGCTCCTGATCTCCAAGAATCCTCTTCCTCAGCGGACATTCGTCCTGCACGACGAGCCAAGCTAACCGCGATTGTTGCGACATCATTCACCGTAAACGGCATCAATCCACACCAATCCCAATTCTTCGCATCATCCTCAATGATGAGGTTGCAGCCCTTGAACGAATCGTAAAACCAACGACCGTCACCGGGCTTAATGGGTGACCAACCAACGCAGATCGGTGACTTCTTATACCCTTTACAAAGCGCCATGTTTAGGTCTTTGAAATAGGCTTGACACCTGATCTGCTCCAAGACATCGCAGCCGCTGATGCACCTAGGCATACCAGCAGCCAACTTAGCTTTCTTGGTCGGTTCAAACTTCAAGAACACGTTAATGTCCTCGGGCACCTCCTTAAGGTCAAGGACCATGTCGATCATCCCCTCAAGCTGGATATCTTCATAGACGGCCTTATTCGTGTTGAAACCCTTCACTATCCAAGCGCGGCCTGGGCTCTTACGCTCGCAAATGAGGGTCGACAGAATGACGTCTTTGATGTTCTCCCTGCTCAACGGGTCTCTCGTCATGACGTACGCGTTCGCCGCGCACATCTCCCTAACTAACCGCCTCGCGACTCCACGCAAGTTG